TGTCGGGAGCCCCGCCATCACTGCATAAAAAGCAATGAAATGATGCACTTATCGACTTGATGAGGGCGTCGGTCAGAGCCTGTATGGGGTCACCATCAAGCGCTGGAGACCGCCATGACCAAGTCCAGAAACACCGCTACCGCCCTCGACGCATTCATCGCCAAGAAGGCGGAAATCGACACGATGCTGGAGCGCATCAAGGTGCTGAGCGACGACCATTTCGACACCAGCCCCGACGAGATCAACTGGGGCCATGTCGGAATGCTCAGCCACTACACCGAACTCCTGAAGCGCATCACCGACGCAGCCTTCAAGGAGGGCGAGCACGCCGATTAGACGCGCCGCTTCCCGCCTTCGCCCCGATAGGCTCACCCTCGGGGCTCGGGGCAGTAGAAGGTCCGCGATGGTCGCGCGCCTCTCCTGAAGAAGGATTGCCCCATGACCAAACTCTCCGACACACAGATGATCGTCCTCAGCGCCGCCGCGCAGCGCGCGAACATGCTGGCGCTACCGCTCCCGAAGAACCTCAAGGGCGGCGCAGCGCAGAAAGTGATCGCTTCGCTCCTCAAGCAGGGCCTGCTCGAAGAGATCGATGCCGACACGCGCATCGGCGAACACGTTTGGCGCGAGGCCGGCGACGGCCACGGCGTCACACTCGCGATCACCGAGCACGGGCTCGCCGCCATCGGCATCGAGCCGGAGGCCTCGCGTGACTCTGCGGAGCCCACGCAAAGCGGTCACGCTGCCGTCAAGACGTCATCGAAGCCAAATGCCCGCGAAGGCAGCAAGCAGGCCCAGCTGATCGCCATGCTGCAGGGCGCCGACGGAGCAACCGTCGCCGAGATCGCCGCCGCATTCGGGTGGCAGCCGCACACCGTGCGCGGCGCCATCGCCGGGGCGCTCAAGAAGAAGCTCGGGCTCGACGTGACCTCCGAGAAGGTCGACGGACGCGGTCGGGTCTACCGCCTCAGCCGGGAGGGCTGAGGCTATGGCGAGGATCACCATACACGACCGTCTCGTCGCCGCCCTGCAGCACCGAGGCGAAGCGATCATCGCTGATGCACGCTCGACCCGCTACACGGTCCTCACGCGAACGCGCCGGGAAACCGGCGAGCAGGTCGGCTTCTATTTTGTCGGCCGTGCTGGCGCGCTCCGGGCCGGCCGCACGGTGGCCGAGAGCCGACCGGTGGGCGCCGACTTCCGGGCGAAGCTGCTCGGAGCGACCGCCAGTTGACACGTCATCATCACTGAAGCGCCGCTGCCCGCGATGGGCGGCGGCGTTTCGCTTATGCAGACAAAGCGCGCATCCGTTCGAAGATGCGCCGCACGGCATAGCTACGTGCCACCGAGACCAGCGTGAACAGAGCGCCGATCAACAGATTGTCGCTCAGGGACACTTGCAGACCGAACAACGGGAAGACCGCGATCTGGGTCAGCACGGCCACGCCGTAGCCGATAGCGACATTGCTCAACGCCTCGATCAAAGACATCCGGCGCGATTGCTTCATGCCGCGTCCTTTGCGCCGTCGCCAGCGCCAAGACGCGTGGCTTTCACCTCTTCGAAGCTGCGATCTTCGTCGTCCAGTTTCGCCGACTTCCCCGTGAATACCTGCCAGCGGTTGACGATGACGTCGCAGAAGGTCTCGGAGAGTTCGAGCCCAAAGACGCGTCGCCCTGTGCGCTCGCCTGCGATGAGTTGCGAGCCCGAGCCGGAGAACGGCTCGTAGCAGATTTCGCCTGGCACGGTGTGCAGCTCCATCGGCAGCGTGAACACGCGCACCGGTTTCGAGGTCGGGTGCTCGCGCGTCTCGATCTCACTCGACGGGATGGACCACACGGTCGTCGGCCAGTTCTCGAAGCCTTCACGATTAACACGCGGCTTGTTGCCCGAGCGCCAGCCGAACAGGCAGGGCTCGTGCGCCCACAGCATGATCGAGCGCGTCAGCACCGGACGGCTCTTGGCCCAGATGATCTGCTGGTGATGCAGAACGTCGAATTTGGACCAGCAGGCTTCCAGCATCGCCTGGCGCCGCGAGGCGTGCCAGCAATACCAGGCCGCGTCCTCCTTGATGGCGCAGTCGATGGCGACCTGCATGAAGGCCTCATAGAACTGCGGACCCTGGGATGAATCGTCCCAATGCTTCTGCTCGATGTAGTCGTCGGACCAGTCCTTGTTGGCGATCTTCTTGGCCCGGGCCGACGCGTTCTTCTTCGTCGGGTGGTTGGTGCCGTCATAGTCGACGAGATAGGGCGGGTCGGTTGCGAACAGCGCGGCGCGCTCGCCGTTCATCAGGCGGGTGACGTCCTCGGCCGAAGTCGAGTCTCCGCAGAGCAGGCGGTGGTCCCCAAGGATCCAGAGATCGCCGCGGCGGGTGACAGGCGTGGCGGCCGGCTCCGGAACCTCGTCTTCGTCCACCAGCCCCTCGACGGGCGCCTCGGCCAGGAGACGGGCCAGTTCATCGTCTTCGAAACCGGTCAGCGCCAGGTCGAACTCGTCGAGCTTCAGATCGGCCAGTTCGAGTTTCAGCAGCTCGTCATCCCAGCTCGCATTCTGATGCGAGCGGTTGTCCATCAGCCGGTAGGCGCGCAGCTGCGCCGGCGTCAGGCCATGCGCGACATGCACCGGGACGCTCGTCATACCGAGCCGCTTGGCCGCCTCGTAGCGGGTGTGGCCGACGACGATCACCATGTCCTCGTCGACGACGATCGGCTGACGCCAGCCGAACTCGGCCAGCGAGGCGGCGACCGTGGCGACAGCCTCCTCGTTGCGCCGCGGGTTGCGCGCATAGGGCACAAGCTTGTCGATCGGCGTTTCGACGACTTCCATGGTCGGTCCGGTGCGATGGGTGAAGGATCTGATCCGGCGGTCGCGAAACCAGCCGATGTGCTGGGCCGGCAAAACAGGTTCCGCTTCGCCGATGCGCTCGAAACGAAACGCCCCCAACCGGCGGCTTCGCCATCGCCGAGGTCCGCAGACGCCCAAGTGTTTGAATTCACGAGGCCAAGGATGCAGGCGAAACGAAATGGCCTATTTCGGCGCCGTCACTGGGCAAGCGTCGCGCCATTGCCGCCAGCACACGATTTCGGCCAGGGAGGAACCGCTATCTCTTTGAGTTCGTTGATATTAACGCCGTACCGTAAGGCAGAGCGTCCCGCTTGACAGGACGTCCCGTTTTGCGTTACGCTTTGCCGTGATCAAGAGCTTTGCCGACAAACGCACAGCGGCGATCTTCGCTGGCTACGCCGTCCGCGACCTGCCGCAGCAAATCCAGCGGCGGGCTCGCGCCAAGCTGCTGGCGATCGATGCGGCCACACTGCTGGACGATCTGCGGGTGCCGCCCGGCAATCGCCTGGAAGCGCTGCACGGTGACCGGCAGGGTCAACACAGCATCCGCGTCAACGACCAGTGGCGGATCTGTTTTGTCTGGCGCGACAACGAGGCGTGGGAGGTCGAGATTGTCGACTACCACTGAGGAGTGATGACCATGACCATCAAGCGTGAGGATCTCGACAGGCGCATCGTCGATTTCTCGGAGGTGACGACGGGCCGTCGTCTGCCGCCAGTCCATCCGGGAGAAATCCTGCGTGATGAGTTCCTGACTCCGTTGGGGATGAGCGCCTACGAACTCGCCAACGCGATCAAGGCGCCACGCTCGCGGGTCAACGATGTCCTGCTTGGGCGTCGCGCGATCACGACCGACACGGCCATGCGCCTCGCGCGCTATTTCGGCACATCGCCGGAGTTCTGGATCAATCTGCAGGCCCGCTACGATCTCGATGTTGCCGACCGCACCACGCGGCGCAAGATCGAGCAGGAGGTCGCTCCTCGCAACGCCGCCTGACCGGGTGTTCTTTCGGGTGCGGAAGACTTCGAAACCGCGTCCGCACGCGGCTCGCCCGAGCATACCCGAGAACTAACCCAAATCGCCGATCTATGTCTCGCCGGGAAATGTCTCAGCGAAAATTGTCTCACGCATCAAAATGAACTTGACGACCGAACTCGGTCGACGAGGAAAGCGCGCGAACGTTTCGCCGGCACTTGCTGTCCATTCAGCTTCCAGGTGATGACGCTGAGGCCGTACTCCCAGCGACGGCACGCGGTGGCGCGGGAGATCCCGAAGCGCCAGCAGATCGGCTTCCACGGCGTGCCCTCGGCGCGCGCCCAGACAAGCCGGGCATCGTCGGACTCCAGCCATCGCAGCCAGGGCAGCGTCGCCTCCATGCGGCTGATGGCGTCGGGCAAGGGCGGCGGACGCTTCATGCGCGGCGGCTCTTGACCGACGAGATCAGCGAACTCATGCACGATCTTCGGCCACACCGAGAAATACCCCTGCACCCGAACCTCGGGGAGGCGCTTCATGACGTCAGCAGCTTCGATCAGCCGCTCCTCGACCTGTTCGCGAGTCCAATCAGCCATGCTGTTGCTCCGTCGGCAGGCGCCGTCCGCCATAGAGCTTCTCGCCGAGCTGGCGAACCAGTTCTCGCTCGGGCCAGGTGAGGCGCGGATCGGTGGGGCTGACGACGAGGAGGCCCTGCTCGCGCCAACCCTCCCGCTTGACCTCTTCGGCCGACCGGCGTTCGCCGCCATATCCTTTCGGCAGCCATCTCATCGTCCGACCTCCTGCAGCACCGCTGCATAGCCGGCGATGTCGAGGATCGAATCCTGATGCTTCGGATCGTGCCCGAGCCGCGCCAGCTTCAGATCGATGAGGCAGAGTACGACCTCCGCCGGCGTGATGGGCCGGCCGAGCGTGATCGACCAGCGTCTGGCGACCACGGCCATCGCGGCGGCCGGCTCGCCGTATATCTTGCGGCGCTCGGCGACGACCGACGCGGCATGTTTGAGCATCGTCTCCCCGCTCATCGCACGCCTCCCTCGGTTTCGATGGCCCACAGGAGGATGGCGATGGCGTCGGCTTCATTATCGTCCGCGGGTGAGAAGCCGCGGGCGCGAACGGCGGCCATGACGGCGGCCTTGTCGGCGTTGCCCTTGGCGGCGACGTGCCGCTTGATCGTGCCGACGGGAACGCCCTGATAGGCGATCGCGTGGCTCTCACACCAGGCGCTCAACGTTGCCAGGAAGCCGCCATAGAGATGGGCCGCGTCGGTACCGACATGCCGACGAACCTCCTCGAAATAGATCGCCGTGAGACCGTCGGTATCCTCGGCGATCTGGTCCAGCCAGCTTCGGAAGCGCAGGTAGCGCATGCCGCCGCCGTCATAGCGGCTCGGCCGGAACGAGACCGTGCCGCTTGTAATCAGGCCGTCATGGCTGCACAGCGCCCAGCCGGTCGTGGTGCCGAGATCGAGGCTGAGAATGGCGCGATGCGCATGAGCCGGATGCGGACGGAATGCGATGGCCCCTGCTGCGGCGGGGCCGGTTTCGATGGTCGAAATCATGATTGTCTCCAAGGAGCGCGAGCAAGGGTCGGGTTTCCGATCGAAGACCCATCGCGGCGGACCGGTCGCTGCCGCCTGGAGACGGCCGAGTTGACGGAGCATGCCCATCAGAGCACCTGCTTGAGCCAGTCCGGCGGAGCGCCGTTCGGGGAACGTGATGAGGGACGTTCCCCCGCATGTTCCCCGGTACAAGCCGTTGAGGAACAAGCGCTTTGGGAAGGTGACGAAGGTGGGGAACGTTTTTCCCCATCCTCCATCGCGTGGGCGCAGCCGCGCACATGCGTTAGTGTCGAAAAACGTTCCCCATGTTCCCCACGTTCCCCTTTGCTATTGGTTTCAATGGGTTGTACCGGGGAACGTTGGTTTTCGACGTTCCCCTTTTCGGCGCAACGTTCCCCGGCTTGAGCCTCGACACCCTGCGGAAAACGTTCCCCACGTTCCCCTTCGATCGTGAGCTGCCAGCGCTTGGCCTGATGGGAGACGCCCAGCGTGCGCACGCGCATCTTGCGGCCGTCGATATCGAACACCCGGTCGCGCATGCGGGCGAGCGCCTTGCCGAGCCGTGTGCGCTGTGACCGGTCGCCCCCGGCGCCCAGCGGCAGCGGGGGCTCGCAGGCCAACGCCACCTCGTAGAGATCGCCGGTGCCGACCTCCGCCGTCCCGAAGCGGTCCCACCAGCCGCCGATGAAGCTGCGCCAGATCGCGCCCTCGCCATCGGCGGCAGCGAGCATCTCGTCGAGGTTGGCGAGAAAGCCTTCGATCCCGGCGACCTCAAGGACGCCGCCCATGATGCGCGACCAGCTCTCGTAGCTGCCGATCATGCGCGCGCCCCGTGGCCTGCCGGCGGCCAGCCACGCCCGGCACAATGTGAGGCAGGCCGCGACAATGCGCGGCCGGTTGGCGCGAACCCAGCTCATGAGATCGGGGTGGCGGAACCCCTCGCGCCGCCAGGGTTGATCCACACGAGCATCGAGCCGGATGCGCACGATGCGGCGCGCCATCTCGTTGGAGAATTCGGGATTGTTGCCGGTCGCGATCCAGACGCAGCGGATAGGCAATCGCGTCATCTCGGACGCGCCAAGAATGCGGTCCTCCCAGAAGGGCGCGGTGAGAGCTGCCGCGAGCGCCGAGGAGTCTAGCGGGTGACGCAGATTGTCGATGAGCACGATCGAGGGAATCTGGCGCAGCTTGGCGGTCAGCCGCTTGCGCCACTCTTCGTCGTCGCGGCCCTCGGTCATCACGGAGGCGCTGACGCCGGTGAGCACGGTCGCGATCGCGTCGACCATCAGGGTCGCGCCGGTGCCGGGTGTCGGCTTCTCGATCAGATGCAGCGGCGTCGGCGCGTCGATCATGGCGCGAAGAAAGCCGAGCAGCATCAGGGCAACGGCATGCGCCCGCTCCGCGTGGCCGGTGAAGGGGAACTCGCCTAGCATGTCGTCGATGATGAGACTGCGCGCGGTCGCGATCTCCACCGGCGACGGGCGCTCCGGCACCTGCGGCACGGCAAAGCCTGGTGTGGGCTGGTAGAGCAGCCGCGCATCGGGGTGGTAGCCGGGCTCCGTCAGGAGCGCTCCATTGCGGCCGAAGACCGGCGTGGTGACGATCCCCGCCAGCACGGGCAGGCCGGGATCGGGCGTCGCCAACAGCGATTTGATGAGCGGCGTCGGCGGATGCGCGGGGACAAGATCGCCATTGCGGGCCAGACGCCGCCAATCGGCGAGCTTGGCCAGCATGTGTCGCATGCGCTCTTCCGTGACGGGCCGGGCCATGGGCAGACCGTCATCGTCATGCACGGCCCATGTCGGCATGCCGCCGCTGCGAAAGAGCCAGGGCGTGTTGTTCGAGGCGAGGAGCAAACCCCAGCTGTGTGCGTGGGCGCGGGCGAGATCGCCCTCATCAGCGCGCAGTTGCGGCAAGCGCCCTTGGGGCTCGACGAAGCCAATCGGGCGGTTTCGGGCGCCATCCTGCGCATCCGTGCCATCCGCCACTGCACACGGCTCGGCCGCGTCGATGATCTGACGGACCGCATCCGCGCCGTCGTGCAACAGGACGTCGTTGAAGTCCTCGCCTTCCGCCCGCGGCAGGGCGATGGCGACGCTGCGGCCTTCCGCGAGGAGACGCCGCGCCGCCGCCTCCGCTGCACGAAGGCCAGCGCCCGACGCATCGTGGTCGGCGAGCAGAACGACACGCCGGGCCTCCGGCGGCAGGACGACCTGTTCGAGGTTGGTGGCCGAGAGCGTCGCCCATACCGCCATGCCCGGGCAGGCCGTCATCACGGCGAGCGCCGTCTCGATGCCTTCGCTGAGACCAAGGACAGCGTCGTCGCCGATCGGCGTCAGGCGCACGGCGCCACCGCCGACGCGGCCCAGCATCTTCTTCGGCTTTTCAACCTCGGCTTTCGCCGCCCCATCCGGGCGCAGGTAGATGCGGTGCAGGGCAACCACGCTGCCGGCGCGATCGCGAACCAGGCCGACGATGGCCGGGAAACCGGTCCTCGTATCCCAATGCGCGAGATCCGGATGGAACAGGAGGTCGCACGGTGGCGGGACCGTGAGCCCTCGTGCGCGCAGATAGGCCTCCCCCGGTGTGCCGGCGATCGGGATGGCCCGGGAGAGGATGATCTCGATTTCTCGGGCAGAGTCTTTCTCCGGCCTCGCGGAAGCCGCCGACGGTTCGCGACGCGCTGGCGCCGCGGCCGACCATCCGACCAGATCGGCGGCATAGGCGAAGAGGTCGCGGCCCTTGAGGCCGGTCGCCTGTTCCAGCGTGCTCAGCGGCCCGCCGCCCTGGCCGCCGTCGAAGTCGATCCAGCCGCCGGCGTGCTCGCCTCTGAGCGTGATCACGCAGGAACCGTTCTTTCGCGGCGCCCCGCCATTGATGTTGGCGAGACGCCATTCGTCACCGTTGCGACGGCCGTTTGGAAAGTGCTGCGGCACCCAGACGTCGGTCCTGTCACGCAGGCCGGCCACGATGGCGTCGAGATCGTAATGAACCGCAGGCGTTCTGGCGGGTGCGATGTCGTTGAAGTCAATCAAGGATCACCAGCCCTTGCTCCGCACGCGTGATGGCGGTGTAGAGCCAGCGGGCGCGGTCCTCGGCGGTCCGCCCGAGACCGTCGTCGTAGACGATCACGTTCTCCCACTGCGACCCTTGGGCCTTGTGGCAGGTGATGGCGTAGCCCCAGACGCTCTCGACAAGTCCCCGCATGTCGCGCCAATCGCGGCGCAGGCGCTCGGCGTCGTAGGCGACGTGGTCGTCGAAATGCCCCTTGTAGAACCACTGGCGGCCGGGAACGCTTGTCCCGTCCTCGGTGCGCACCGACGCGCTGAAGGCGAGCGGGCTTTCGTCGCGGATGTCCGATAGGTCGAGGAACATGCCGTTGACGAGACCGAGATCGTGCCGGTTCTTGAGGCAGATGATCTTCTCGCCGAGCCCGCGCGGGTAAGCGTCCGGAAAGCCGGCCGCCTGCTTCATCGCGGTATTCAGAAAGAGCCGCGTCGCGTTGCGGCCGCAGATCACCTGACCGCCCTTGAGGAACTGATGCGGGCCGATGTCGGAGCGCCGCATCTTCCAGACGAAGTCGTCGTGCTCACCGTAGGGAATGGGCATGCTCTGCCGCGCGAGCGTGGCGAGACGGATGATGGCGCTGGTCTCCGCCTGGCGATGGATATCGGTCAGCATCACGTCGGGATCGGCGTCGGTGAAGGCGCCGTCGCCCTTGATCGGCGGCAACTGGCCGGGGTCGCCGAGCACCAGGATCGGTTTGCCGAAAGCAAGCAGATCGCTCGCCATTTCGGCGCCGACCATGGAGACCTCGTCGAGCACGATCAGGTCGGCGTCGCGGACCAGCGACTGCTCGTTCAGAATGAAACGGGGCTGATGGATGTCGGCGAGCCGGAGCTCGAGGCGGCGGATCTGGGTCTCGGCGAAGGAGCGCTCAGCCGGTCCCATGGCGCGCACGCCTTTGCGCAGCGTCTCCAACTCGCGGGTGACGCGCTCGATTTCTTCCGGTGTCGCCTCGGAGACCTTGTAGATCAGGCTATGAATCGTCGAGGCCGGCGTTCCCTTCCGGGTCATCACCAGGGCCGCTTTGCCAGTGAAGGCGGCATAGAGCACGCCGCCCGCACCACCCGTGCGATCCATCGGTTCGAGACCGAGCTCGCCGATTGCATGCCGGGTGATGGTGGTCTTGCCCGTTCCTGCGTAACCGAACAGGCGGAACACCTGCTGATCGCGCGTGCGGCGCCGAAACCAGTCCTCGATCGCGGCGATTGCCGCCGCCTGCTGCGGAGACGGGATGAAGCTCATCGCTCGCCCTCCCAGCAGCGCTCCGCATAGGCGCACATGCGGCAGAGATAGAAGTCCCGGGCTGCGGCGATGCGCGGGGGGAGTTCGCGGGCTGCCGCGGCGCGCAGGATATCGACGGCCTTGTCGGACAGCGCCTGCGCGCAGGGCGGATCGAACGCGACCACCTCGTGGTGGAGCGCCTCGGTGTCCTTGTTAAGGGCCGTGACGAGGGCGGTCTCCAGCTCCAGGTAGCCCATGTAGAGCTGGACTTGCGCGAAGTAGACCGGCTTGGAGGCGCGCAAGCTACGCTTGACCAGGTCGTTCCAGGATTTGGCGTTCAGCGCCTTGTGCTCCCAGAGCACGGGCCAGCGCAGGCCGACATCGGGGCCGGCGACGATCACGCCGTCGATGTGGCCGCGCAGCTTGCCACCCGCCGCCTCGAACCCGAATTGTCCGCCGTCGGCGCGCTCGGTGCGAAGGTCGAAGCCCGCGCCGCGCAGCCAGCGGATGGAGAGCGTCTCGAACTGGTGGCCGGCGTCGAAGATGCGCAGGATCGCGCCGTCAAAATCCCGTCCCTCATCTTTGGGCGTATGGGTCACCTCGTAGACGAGCTTGCGCGCGCAGGGCTCGCCGATCCGGCTGCCCCCGAGATAATCGCGCGGCTGCTGCCGCCGATTGCGTGCGACGAGCGCCGGATCGATCAGCGCATTGACCCGATCGGACACGCTGATCGCGTGGCCGATGCGGCCATAGATGAAGCCGGAGCCGTGGTTGAGATCGATTCCCATGCGCCACCTCAAAAGGGAATCGGGTCGTCGAGCGGGTCGCGGGCGGCTGCCTGGCGCTGCATCGACTCCTGAAACCCGTCGACGCAGGCTTCGATGATGCGGTCGATCTCGGCCGCGCTCCGGTCGTAGAACGGCGCCATCAGGTCGAGCTCGGTGAGCGTCTCGGCGAGAAACCGGCGCGCCTCCTTGATCGCTCGAGTCTCCATGTCGGTCTTGTCGATCATCCCGTTGTTCCTGTTGGCGAGCGCCGCGCCGACGTCGAGGCAGCGCATCGAGCAGAAGCGGTGGTAGGGAAAGCGGTCCCAGCGCAGCTGGTGGACGTAGCCGAAGCCCCGCGCCTGACGTCCGCAGACGGCGCAGACGGCTACCCGAGCAAGAGCCGGGTCAGGTCCTCGGCGTCGTCCGGCTGATCCTTGATCCGGTGCGAGGCCAAGACGATGAACCGCGCGATCGCGTTCGCCGCCATGGCTTCCAGTTCGGGGAGCGTGAGAGCGGCGATGGGCTGGTGAAGCCTTCCGCGTCCTTCGAGCCATTGTCCCATCGCCCTCGCTGCCTCGCGCGTGACGTGCGCCTGCCACTCATCGGCCGTCATGACGGTCAGGTGTTGAGCCAGGCCGGGCCACTCGGGGCCGGCGTCGCGGCAGGTGCGGCTGCCGGGGCCGTGCCCGGCTGTGCCGGCCGGCTCCAGGCCGGGGCAGCGCTCGCAGGCGGCGATGCGGCGGGCTGCCCCCAGGCCGGGGCTGCGGGCGATGCGGGCGATACAGCCTTCGGCCGCGCGCGGGTGCTGGGGCTCGGCGCCAGGACCTCGCCGTCCATCACCTTCCGCCATTCCGGTTCGCTCGGCAGAACCACGCGGTCGAGCTTGTTGCTGTCGCCGTAGCGCGGGTCGTCGCTGGGCTCGACCTTGATCTTGGCAACGAAGGTGATGCCGTTGAGGTCGGCCAGCCCGCGCAGGATCCGCTTCGACTTCGCCACCTCGCTCATGTCCTGCGGATCGAGCCCGAGCGCGCTGTCGATCATCGCTCGGAAGCTTCCCTTGGAGATCTTCCAGCCGATCGAGACACCGTGCTCGTCGACTTTGCCGCCGGAGACGGTGAACATCTGCCAGAACTTGCGCCGGACGTGCGGACCCTCGGCGACGGTGAACTCGGCATCCACCATCAGCACGTCGCTGCCGGGCGCGTTCGAGGCCTTGAGCAGCCCCCGGTCGATATCGCTCTGGCCATCGGTCCCGCCCGGCCGGATGGTCATGGTGACCTTGGCGAAGGTGCCGTCGGGGATCAGTTCGCCGCTCTTCTGCGGCTCGGCGTCGTTCATGTCGAAGCTCATGGCTCGTCATCCTTTCCGGGTTGCGTTGATCTTGGAGAGCAGCGCGCCGAGGTCGGGCGGCTCGGTGACATCGAGACGACCGCTGCGATCCTTCGCCGGCAGGCCGAAGGGATTACCGGCGCGGCAGACGAGGCGGCGGTCTTCGCCGCGCTCGGGCTCATGCCGCCAGCCGTCGCCGTCGCGCGCGAACAGGCTCATGGTGATGACCTGATCGACGATGCCGGGAAGCTCGCGGCCGGCCTTGCCGCCTTCCATCTGCGGCTGCCAGGTCGTGCGGTTGAACTCGTCGGTGACGCGTTCGAGGATGCCGACGAAGATCACGGTCTTTCCGGAGGCGTGCTGCAGATGCTTGAGCAGGCCGATGACTTCGCGGGCGAGGAGCCCGTAGGCGCCGCGGGTGTCGGGTTTGCCGGTCTTGTCGGAGAAGGCCTCGGGCCGGGTCTTCGCCCAGGCCATCGCCTGGCGCGTAAGATCGGTGATCGAGTCGACGAAGATGATGCGCTTGCCCGCGATCATCTGAACGAGATCGGGATAGCTTTCCCTGAGATGCTGGTAATGCGCCTCGGAGAAGAAGCCGCTCGGGTCGGCGGACGGATTGACCCCGCCGACAAGGCAGCCGATGTCGAGGGCGTCGGCGAAGGTGCGCACCGGGACACTGTCGCCGGGCCAGTCTTGGACAGACTTCATGCCGGCCTCGAGGTCGATGCAAAGCGTCTCGGCCGGCGGCAGCGATTTCAGCAAGGATGTCTTGCCGACGCCGCTCGGGCCGAAAATCGCCATGGTGGTCTTGGCGCCGGCCGCGGACAGCCGTTCGTCGGCGCTGACGATGCGCAGCGCCATCAGCGGCCTCCCGCGTTGCGTGACGCGACATCGAGCGCGCACTCACTCCCGCGCGCGCCGGCCTGCCGGGCGAGACCATAGAGTTTGCGCAAGGCGTGCAGGCGGTCGCCGACGGCGCTGAACTCGGCTTCGACACCCAGCAAGGCGAAGGCGATATCGTCGAGCGTGGCGTCCTCGATCGGCTTGACGACCTGTTCGCGGCGGATTTCGCCGAGCACCGGAATGACGATGGTGTCGGGCAGCGCTTCGAGCGCGTAGTGGCGCTTGCGGATCTCGGTCAGGGCAGCAGAGCTGGTCATCGGGTATCCTCGGACTTGATGGTGAGACGGAAGGTCGGCTTGGCGGCCCGCACCGTGCGGGCGGCGGCGAAGGCCTCGCGGATAGCGGTGGGCCAAGCGGTGTATTTGCGCTCGGGGACCTTGAAGCCGATGTCGACGTAGTCGGCCGGGTTCTCTCCGCTCGCACGGATGCGCTCGACGAGCGCGGCGAGCAGCGACTGGTCCCAGTCGATTTTCTTCGGGAGATCGGCAGCGACGACGACGGCGCCGTCTTCGAAGCGAACGAGGCCGGTGTCCTTGCCCTCGGCCCTGCGCGTGGCGGCCGCCGCGTCGGCATAGCGAAGCGCGATCACACCTTCGAGCCACTCTTTGAGCCGCTTGGCGGCATCCAGGGCGGCGTCGGCATCCTCCTGGAGCAGCGCCAGATGCTCCGCCGGAAGCGTGGCGATCTCGCCGACCGGCATGGTGCGCATGTCGTCGAGGCTGGGGCGGTTGTTGCGATCAGATGCCATCACGCCACCTCCGCCAGCAGGAGGGTGGACAGCGATACCGAGGCCTGCTTCGGCTTCGGGCGGGCGATGGCCAGATAGCTGTAATCGTCCGACCGGTGGCGACGCTGCACGAGATGGATCAGTCCGCGCTCGGCTGCCCACCAGGCGCGGCGCGCGACGCGGGCGAGTTCCGCCCGCTCCCGCTCGGCAAGGCGCGTGCCCTGCGGCATGGTGTCAAGCGCGAGGAAACCACGGTGATATTCGAGAATGTCGCCGGGTGCTGCCTGGCCGACCCAGCCGCAGAGATCGATCTCGGTGAGCGGGTTCCGGACAGCAGGGAATCTGGATGCAATGACGTTCATGATCGGCTCCTACTCACGCGCTCGCCGAACCGTCTCACGCGGCCCGGACGCCGATCGCCGTCAGGGCGAGGCGGATGTCCTTGACGCGGCGGTAGAGGCTGCTGCGGGCGCCATGGCCGCTCGCGGCAAGGCGATCGACGGTGGTGCGGGAAAGGGCTGCGCAGAGAGCGCCGTCGACGGGTTCGAGCGAGCCAAGACCGCGCTCGACATCGAGACGCTCCTCGGCGGTGGCGAACGCATCGACCGGCTGGCCGAAGAGCGCTGACAGCCCGTCGGCTTCGGCGACGAGGTCGCCGCGGGTCAGCCCGTCGCTGTCGGGAATGGCCTCATCGAGCGAGATCGGCGCCGCGCCATACATCTGGCGCTCCCGCTTCACCTTGTTGGCGATGCGCGTCGCCCTATTGGTGAGGATGGCGCCGGCAAAGGCGCCGAGCGTGCCACGATCAGCGTCGTAGGCGGGAAGCCGGGCGATCAGATCAACGAGCAGGTCCTGGCGGACATCGTCGAGATCGGCGCGAGGAAGCCGCAGCTGGCGGACGAGGCGGCGGGCCGCGATGTCCGCCTCATGAAGAAGGATCTGAAGATTGTCTCGGGAAATAGAAGAATGCATCGGCGTGGCCTCGGATCATCGCTGTTGATGACCTCAAGCCTGCCGAAGCCGCCGATCCGTTAGGTGGGAGCGGGGTGGGTTTTGGATGGGCGAGAATGGGAAGACAGGTCGTGACGCGGACCAGCGCCCCTATGGCCGCAGATCAAACTCTCCCGGAGCCAGCCCCAGGAAATAGCGGGTCGGGCTCTGGCGGGTCCTGATCAGCGTCTTCTGATCGTCGTGAAGTGCATTTCTCAGGTCACGGATCAGGTCGCCAGCGCTGCGGCCGCTGTTCTCGGCCTCGATTTCCTGCGGGGTCAAATGGCCTTTCCGAGTTCCCACAGCCTCGGCCAACTTCACCAGGAGCTTGAATGGCTGCTGCGGTACGTGCAGCTCGTTACTGCTCAAAATCACCCGCTGGCTCTGGCGGAAAATAACGAGGTGTGGCTCCAGAGCCGGAGCGGACTCCAGCGTCGAAAGGTCGATCGCGAATCCCGCCGCGTTCCTGCCCAGACAGCCGTCAATCGGTATGATGACGACCCCAGCGTCGACGAGGCGGGCGTGTTCGCTCGCCGCCATCGCCGGCGCGATCACCGTGATGGGCGACGACCGGGCAATCGAACGCATCAGGCCGATCAATCCCGGTTGGAGCAACGCATCGCGCGAAAGCGCAAGGAACAGCACCCGTTGGCTCGATGTCTGGCCCAGATGCCAGACACCCGCCGCGACCGGCGCCGGCTCGCCTCCGAACCCGGACGCCATGGCGATTTCGCGGACCAGTGCGGGAGGATGAATGCGAAAGCTCCGCAGATCGTCATCGTCGAGAACAAGGTCGCTACGCCGGTCCGTCGGGCAAACCGCGATATGTCGTCCGTTGACCTGATGGATGGGCCGCCCGTTGAGACCGCAATCGCAGGCGGGGCACACATCCCATTCCGTTGCCGGCGCCTGCTCGACCAGCACACCCCGATCGAGCAGCCGCTCGAAATCGCGCCCAGCATGAGGCGCCGCCTGTCGGCCCCATAGACTTGCGGGATCGCCCGCCTCACTCAGCCGCAACAGCAGCCTGGGCAGCGTCTCGGTCATTGAGCAGTCCGTTGCGGCGAAGGAGCGTCATGATCCGGCCCTCGAACTGCTGACGCTTGAACATGGCGTGGGCCGGCGGCTTCAGCTTGACGGTCACCTTCTTCGCCGACTTGCCGCCGGTCGCGAAATGAACGCGGATGACGATGTGGTTGAGGCGCCAATCCGACCCGAGACGAGCGCCCCGCATCATCTCGCCCAACCTGGCCAGCGCATTGTCCCGTCCGTCGCGCGCAACATAGGAGTAGAAGGTTCGT